TAGCGCTCATAACTTTTGTGCCGCGCTCTAACAATGCTACTGTAGTTCCAACTGGCATGGCTTGATTTACGTCGCCTATGTTCATGTCGGCTATCGCCGCAAACCTTTTGCCCGAGTCAACCAGTAAACCTAATAACTGCATAAGTACGCTACTTGGTTCTTTTATAGGAAGAGGTATTAAGTTCTCTCTAAGCGAGCCACCTGTGGTATCAATATCTCTGAACTCGCCAGGTTGTAAAGGATCGTCCTCGTCTCTTATCCGCATACCTCGTGCTTTAAATCCAGCTGGTAGGTTTGCTAAAGTACCAGCATCTATAAGTTGTCGAAGTATAGATGTAGAGGCTTTGCTTAGGCCACCGATCATGTGCGACAAGCCTAAACCATAAAAACCTAATCCTGGCATAAACTTATATTGAACGAAGTAATTGATTTTATTTTTCAACATGTCGTTCTCTAAATAATTACGTCTAATGCTTAGTATTACGCCAGAGTTTTCCTCTATAGTTACAATATATGGTAATTTTAAACCTGTAGGATTGCCTGTTGCATCAAGATCCTCATAACCCTCAATATCGAGGACTGTGTGTACCTCATAAACTGTTCTGTTCCTATTCTCTTTATAGGTCGGAGATATGCCTTGTATATCGTCAATAGCCTCTTGCACGTCAGAAAGATCATCTTGATACCCGTCACTTCCAATATCTACGTTTGCGTAGAAACCAGTTAATTGTTGTTTTTTTATTTCATTAGACGACATGTTTATGGCATGCGTAATTCTTTCAGCGCTACTAATATCAGCTGCCTCGTAGGGCACTATTAGGTCTTCTGGAGGTATAAACTTCGACATCGCCCTATTTAGAACAAAATCAAAATATACTTTCTTAAAAGCAGAACCAGCTAGAGGTAAGTAAAACAGCATTTGATCCAGCTCTGGATCGTACTCTTCCATTACATTCATTATGTAATAGTTCATAAACTCCTGTACTCTTTCAGCTTGGTCTTCTGTTTGGACTGTCCTAGCTCCTACAATTTCTGTTTTTACAGGTCCCTTAGCTGGTAACATTTCTTTGTAAGCCTGTGCTTGGAATTGAGTAACGGCTTCTGCCAATATAGGATGTATCACTCCTGAGCTACCCTCAAAAGGTTGTGACCTTGAGTCGTCAAACTTCATGCCCAAGTATTTCAACCCATCTGTGTATGTTTTTTCCCATTCGCTTCTGGATTGTTTGTCGCTTTTGATTGAGCTCAACAAGTCGTTGGATATGTTTTGTAAAATATCTTCTGGCAAAACCTCTGCCAAGTTCATGTTAAAATTTAGTTGAGGTGTTTCTTGTTGTATTTCTTCGTCAATTAATACGTCTTGGCTAGTAATTAATATTTCTGCCGCCTCTCTAATTTGATCTTCTCTAGTGGTATCTGGTTGTATTTCTACCGAAGATCCTGTCACCTTTATATTTGGATCGTCTTCTGTGCCTAGTGGTTTGTCTATAGCCATAATATTTTAGTGTAGCACCCTTGGCCTTGTTTCGTAATCTAAATCCACAAGATCAGTGAGCTCACCTTCTACCTCAAGTCCGTGGGCCTCTGCTATTAACTCAGCATCGTCCATGTTTTCCGCGTGGATATCTGGTCCACAATATTCTCTACCATCGAAAGTAAACTTAGTAACAAATATCTTCAATAGTATATTGTCCTGTTCGCTTTTAATAATTTCACCTCTTCTTCGTAGTCTTCTCTTAAAGATATAAAACCACCTTGCCTAAAACGCATCAAAGCCATTGTAGCACTATCGCAAAAGTCGTCATAATCACCAAACGGAAATGATGCCATTTCCTCTATGACTTCATCTGCAAAGTCGTGTTCTGGTGCCCAAACCATCCCAGATTCAAATATAGGAGCTACACTGTTCATTCTAGCAATTTTGTCTTGGCCTCTGCTTGGAGAGTAAGCTGTTACTGGTATTCCCATCCTTCGCAACTCGTGAGTGAGCGGTGTACCCGATGCTTTTGCCTCAATCAACACACAGTCAGGTTCCCAATATCTGTACTCTTCCATTGCCATTTTTTTTAGCTCAGGAAAGTCACAACGTACCCTTTTAGCATCTAATAGCATGATTTCATCAGCATTTTCATCGCCCCTGTTGAATATCGCCCAAGTTGTTATAGCTGAATAGTCGGCGGTTTCTTTTCTTGAAAAAGCCGTATCATAGCTCTGTATGACGTAAGAATAAGGAGGTATATCTTCATCTTCCCAGCGGTTCCACCATTCTCTTTTAACTATAGATCCTTCCTCCGCTGTGGGATTTTGCATCCATTGTGCGTTCCACTTAGATATAGGCAAAGATGCTTTTACACTTAATAACTCGTCCTTTTTCCAAAACTCCGGCCATAAAGGTTGCTCTGATTCTGGCATGATTGCCGGAAACTCAACCACCTCCCATTGATCCGCAAACTCGTCTGATTGTTTTCTCAGCACGTTACCAACCAAATCTTTAGTGCTCCATCTTGTCATTACTATCACAATTATTCCGCCAGGCTGTAAACGCTGTCTAGGTCCAGACGTGTACCATTCGTAAGCAGATTCCATAGCTTTCGGTGACATAGCATCTTGTTCAGAGTGTGGATCGTCAATAATTAATAGATCCGCACCACGACCTGTTATTGCACCACCCACACCAGCGTAGAAAGATTCGCCCTCTTGGTTTGTGGTCCATCGACCAGCACTTTTATTATCTGCCTGGAGCTGCAAATTTGGGAAGATATGTTGATATTCTTCACTATCTATTATGTTTCTAACTCTTCTGCCGAAACGCACAGCAAGTTCAGCCGTATGTGTTGTTTGTATTATTTTGAGGTTGCCCTTTCTACCCATCATCCAGGCTGGAAAAAAGGTTGATGCAAACTCTGATTTAGAGTGTCTAGGTGGCAAACAAACAATAAGTCTTTTTAGTTTTCCTTCTGCTATGCGATTAAATTTTTCAGCAATTATTTTGTGGTGTCTACCCTCTATAAAATCAGGCCACATGTGATTTACAAAAGAAATAAAATCGTTTTGGCAAGAGTCTTGTTTTTCAAGTTGCTCGTATCTGTTAAGTAGTGCTACTGCCTCCGCCTTATCAGTCTCAGACAGAATATCAAAGTCTTTATAAGAAACTTCGCTCATAGTCGAGTTAGGTGGTCAGGTAGTGACGTAAAACCACCCAACTCTAAACGCCCATAGCGTCTGTGGGTAGTATTACATATCGTTAAACTTCGTGCCATGGTTCATCTTTGAAAAGTAAACTTTCGGCTTCTCTGCGCCTTATTAAACCCTGTAAAGTCTCTCCTCCAGCTTTGTTCCATCTTCGCATCTCACTAGGTACTTTGTCATATTCTCCAGCGTTGAGAACTTTAAGCATGGTTGAACTACGAAGGTTGGAACCGCCTAAGTTAAAAGTCCAAGCAACTAAAGCGTCGAATTGATTTTGAGAAAGTGGTACCTCAACACATTTATTAACCTCCTCTTCAAAATCAGCAACGTCCTCTAACAGCAATGCTTCTGCTCTCTCTTGTGTAATCTCCATACCCATTTTTACTCCACGAGTAGAGCCAAACCCTATTGTTGGCACTCCAGCACTGCATTTATAGGCTTGCAGTTCGCATCCCTCAAAACGCTTTATGAGTGCAATACCTTCTTGTGAAATTTCCATTTTTTCCATATTAGTTTCCCCATTTTTTTGTTTTTGTGCCGCCGTGATAATCGACAGCAAGGTTTTCTTTTTTAAGCAAATCAGCGACATTACCTTTTTCACAAAAGACATCCGCTAATACTCTTCCATATTTATCTGTCCCATAAGATTTAATTGTTATATCTCCGACTAACCATTCTTTCAGTTTTTGTTTTGCCAGTAAACCAAGTTCTTTCTCTTTTGCTCTTTCTGGATATCTTTTAATATTTATACGGCTCTCCGGGGTATCGATCGCATTTATACGAACGGCTTTGTTGTGTAATTGCACCGAAAATCCGAGATCTATGGTTTGGAGCCGGATAGTGTCTCCATCGGTTACAGAACGCAAAGTGCATTTATAAACAAAAGCGTCTGGTGATTTAGTCATTTTTAGGTTGCTCAGTAGTAACTTTTCTGTAATAAACTACAACGTCTTTTAGCTCCGTTATGTACCTTTTTATTTCTTGCATGTTGTAGGCCATTACCTCGTAATCAGGTATTGTCATAGCTAAAAAAACCAGCTCGCCCTCTTGCTCCTCTATCCTAGCTAATTGTTCATCTTTATTTTCTGGCGTAACTGCTATCCATTGTGGCTGCTTGAGATCTATTTCTCTAGGCATAATAGGTTGCACTATTTTTCTTTCAATAGGCTTGGCTGAAACTTGTATCTGTTTAGTTGGAATTAGGCTGCAACTGCAAGCCATCATCGAGATCATCAACAGTGCCGCTAATTTTCTCGATGTCCTCCATGATATGTTTTGTACCATTGTTTATTTTCCTCTCCATTTCTGTTGGATCTGTCAAAATTTTAGCTGTAAGCTCATAATTTTGTATGAATTGTGTATAGCGATTCAGCTCTCTTTGTGCCGCTTGGCTTTTTACAGTAAGGTCCTGTAGTTGCTGAGTCTGTAGCTCAAAGTCGGCTTGTATTGATTTAATTGCCTCCTCTTGTGTAGCAACAGCTCCTTCTAAGACGGCGTTGTTTGCTTGCAAAATCTGGTTCTGACTAAAAAAATAATAACTAGCTACTGCTAATACTATTATTATTCCTATTAATACTTGTTGCATGGTTCGTCACTACCTCAGTCTTAATTAGTTTGCTAAAGGGTTCTTATTGCTGTCTTCTAGTTCTTCGATATCTACTTGCATACGCTCAACACTGAGAGTCAAGCCAGCTATACTAGCTTTCAAGTCGCTATTGTCGGGTATGACCAAGCTATCTATAGATTTATTAATATACTCAACAGATGTTTCTATAGCGGCAAATCTTTCTTCAATTATCTTCTGAGCGCTCTCTGTATCTCCTATCC